GGTGTATGTAGTGTGCCATACTATTCCAATTTTAGACGCTAGAATTTTTCTAGCTATCTGACTGCGGACTGACACAGCATAAGTGATAGTATTTGGTGTAAAAACAATCACACGGTCACCATCAATATCATCACCCTTCAATTCATCAGAGGTGTATAACAAATCACCCTGCCAGATGCCAGGGATATTTAATTTTTTAAATGTAGCCAATGCCACTTTAAGTTTTTTATTCAGACCAGGGCCTGGATGGTTTTTGTCAATATCAGCATTGGTGTAATTGATCTTTGGAGTCTTATTGAAAATGTGTTTGCCGCCAACAAAGAACTTACCATTCTCTGGATTGGTACCTGCCCATATGGCTGGTGCCCCATCCCACTTGACAGTTACATTCATCTTATTCTTACTGTGGCCGGTCAACATCTTATCTAAAGCGTTGAGGAATGCTATGGCGTTTTGGCCGCCACGCACACCATTATTGAGAATATCATCCTCTAGATGTTCTAGATGGGTATTCTTATCTTCTGTTAAAAATTGGCTAAAGTTTATCATTTGTAACCACGATATAAAAGTTTTAACATCATATAAGTTCCTAGTTTTCCTTTCTGTTTAGATTCCCTATACTCACTATCGCTACGAATTGTCATTAATAAAGTCAATTTATTATTTTGTTGTTGTCTTCCAAAATAAACATCTATAAACCATTCTTGAACAGAGTTATTATTAATTCTAGCTTTAATATCTGTAATAGTACTAAAAGCTTTTGCTAACTTATCACCCTGTGCATCAGCTGTATCACGAACAGCTTTAACTAAAACTAAAGGTACAGGTTCATCCGTTCCTTGTGTCTCCAAATTAAACTCCGCTTTAATCCATTTTTTAGTAGCCGGATAATTACTATTAATCATACGCACAAAATGTCGTCTGCAAGTAGCATTTTGTTCATCATATAATTCATTAAAGATTCTCGGCGAACGTTTAAACTGTCTTAATACTGCTTGAACAACTGCAGGATCTGGTTTCTGATTCTTACCTGACAAGTCTATCCAATTACTTTTATTAATATCATTAGGTAAATGTGGTAATTGTGAATAAACATTCTCCCATAACTTATCAGCTAATCTTTTTTCTGAACCAGGGTCTGCTGTTTTCCACATTGGTTTTTGTAATGCTGATCTAACATAACTATTCATCTTAGGTTCACTAGATGATGCACTGCCAGCCTTTAAACTTACACCTAAAATTTTAGGTTCACCCGTCTTAAAGAATACAAAAATATCTCCTGCATGATTGTTAGGAACTCCTGTAGGTTTAGCTCTATAACCCCAAACAACTTTTGATATTGTTCTTTTATTATTTAGTTCATATAGATATTTGGTAATGCCCACCGCATTGGATAATTTAGTATCTAACATTGTAGGTCTAATTCTATCAATATCCTCTATAAAATCATAAGCCGAACCTCTATCACCTATAGCCGCAAACGTTTTACTATAAGGAGTTTTGTCTAACATATCTTTATGCCACAAGTTATCAACAAAATCATACATCGAATCTGTTGTAAATGGTTTTTTACCCCCATTAAAAGCCAGAGCTGGAAAAAGCTCAGTAATAGTGGAGTTAATAGTGGTCTGTTGACCCCCCTCTAAATATTGTGCCATATTACCATCTCGGTTTGTTATTAAACATTAACACAGGTTCTAATGCCAAAAATTCAATCAATCGTTGCCAACTATTTCCAATCCACTCTTTAGCTTTATTCCATATATTCTTTAAATAAGATACAAATCTATTCCAAATGCCCCTAATCTTATCTAACATTTTTGCCTCTGTCAAGGGGATATTATTTAAAAACTCCAATTCTTCTGTCATGTTTTTAAGGCCCAAACCAACTGCACTATAGATAGAATAAAATCCTGTTTTCTTCGTACGGCGGTCTTTAGGGTCCATTTTTCTTTGTGATCCTGATTTGAATCGTGCCTCTGGTACTACTTGCTTAGATATTTTCTTTACATACCCTTTATCCTTAAATGCATCATGTATATAAGCTGGTGATCCATCCCAGGAAGTCACAAGAAAATACTGTGCTGTGCCTACACTTCTACTACCAAACTTTTGCGTCCCGGTCATTGCTTCATAAGTAAACTCATAAGCGAACTTTGGATTTTTAGAAAAAACATCTCTTAAATCTCCTTTAAACTGTTGATGGACCTTATTTGTAGAATTAATTATATCTGATTGTTTACTCTTAATTAACTCCCTAGCATTACCTTTAACCTTAGGTACTGTAGTGGCCATCATACTATTAAAATGGTTTTCTAATAATTTCATAACTCCTGTAATAGGTATATTAGCAGACTTACAAGCTGCATAAAAGGTAGCAGTGGCTTCTGATTTGCCACCACTCATCAACTGGGCACCTGTGCCAGTCTTTAATGATATTCTTTTGTTGCCGATTAGAAGATCGGTCTTAGGAGTTTTAGTAGCACCTGGGACCTTACCACCAGGAAAATACTGGGCCCATTCGCCAGTTACGTCATAAGTGTTAGCGGGCATTGCACCCTTGCCACTTAACTTTAAATCTTTTATAATTTTTTTACCAACATCTGGAGATATTCTTCTATCTCTAGGGGTAAACTCTGGGCCTCCAGCAGCTGCAACAATAACTTTTTCCATTTCAAAGGCAGCTGTTGTTTGAGCTTCATGTATATTATATTGTTTAAAACGGATCATAGGACTATTTATCACACTTTGAAGTCTGCAAACCGATCTATTATCTCTTCCTCCTGTCCAGTATCAACCAAATCTTCTTGAGCCTTTTGTGATACATCATACAATTTCATCTTAGCTCTATCTACGCCTAGAATAAATTTCTTATTCAATGTTGGATCATTGTATCTATTCTTCAACTGTTTAATTAACATTTGGTTCATTTCTTGAAGTTCATCGGTCGAGATCAATGCAAACATAAAATCAGCTGTAGCTGGTAAACCAAAAGATTCTGATGTATCTTCAAGACCTACATCTGTTGATACAAATCCTGTCCTTGTTGTCTGTGTTGCTGATACAATAGGCAGATTACATTCTACAGCAAGCCCTCTCAATTCTTCTGCGATGGCTTTGATGTATGTGTAAGAATTCACAGCAGCACTGGCTCTAAACCTACTCGATGCACAGATATTCAGATAATCTACAAAAATAATATCAGGAACAAAATCCCTTTTTAATTGTAATTCGCTTAACAAATTTCGGAAGTGTCCTGTATGTGCAGCTGCTGTGGGATATTCCTTAACTATCAACTTGCCCTGAGTTTTCTTACGAACCTTATCGAACCTATCCTCATACATATATTTTGGCAAATCATGTAGATCATCCATACTAATGTTCATTAGATTAGCATCAATACGTTCTGCTATTTTATACTCTGCCATTTCTAATGTAATATACAATACATTCTTACCTTGCATCAGTGTAGATGCAGCCACATGGCACATAAACAACGACTTACCGACACCCGTGCCAGCAAGAGCGATGTTTAATGTTTTGTTTGGAAGACCACCTTTGGTGATCTTATTAAAGAATTCTAGGTCAAAAGGAATTTTCTCCTCAACCTCATGGTAGAAATCATACCGATCTTCGGATTGTTCTGTGTAGCTGTGGCCTACATTAGTATCAAAAGATACCTTTAAAGCATCTGATAATAATGTAGGAAGAGCATCAGGCGTTCTAGTCTTATCTTTCCCATCTATGATGTGAATGCCATCTAAAACAGCATTGTAAATGGCTTTATCTTTACACCACTGCTCTGTTTCATCCAAAAGCCATTGTTGCTTTGCATCTGACTCTTTTGTGATTTCACTTTCTAAATAATTAACTGCGGCCTTATATTGTTCTTCATTAAAACTTGTTTTTTCAAGTTCAATAAACAGAACTTCATTAGTAGGATTACTATTATATTTTTCTATATAATCAAAAATAGATTTAAAGATAATTTTTTCAACGCCGTCCTGAAAATACTGCTCTTTAATAAATGGAATAGTTTTTCTTGTATACTCCTCATTAAGTATTAAGTTCTTCAGAATTATCGTTTCTATTTTCATCAACTAACCTATATTGTTCACCGTCTATACTATTTTGTAAAATGTCCATAAACACATCACCAATGGCATTTTTAAATTCTATTGTTTTTAAATCTAGTTCTTTAGGATTATACAACACTTCATACTTAAAGTCAATGGGGATTTCCTCTGTATTTTCTAAATCTAAAGGAGTTCCATCTGGGTTCTTTAAAATTACCCTGCCATTCAAAAAAGTCCATATAACACTTTGATATGGCCCATCTTTAAAAATTAAAGCGCTTTTTCCTTGTTCCTTACTTTCTATAAATTCATAACTATACATAATGTAAATACGAATGGGCAAAATACTTCCGTCCTGAAATAGGCTTTCTGCCGGCATGTAGCCAAGGCCACATTGGAGGAAATATCACCATCGTTCCTGCTTTAGGTTGAACAGATAACTTAATATATGTTCCTGGTATTTGTAATTGGGGAAATTCTGTTTCTCCACCTTCTTCTACATCATTTAAATATATAAGCATATTTAAAAATCTCTTATCGCAACCATCGGTAGAGTCTACATGGTCATCAAATCTATCATAATCATTATTTTCATAGCGTTTTATTCTAATAGCTTCTACTCCAATTTTTTCAAATGGTGGCCACATTTCCTTAGTAATGTTACAATCTTCCTTATACTTGTGAATATAAAACCAATAAACTTGAGCTAATTTATCTCTTATTCCTTCCCAACTATCACCATTATAAATGTTTATTTGGTTAAAAGAAATTACCTTATCATCATCCTTCTCTACAAGGATATTTTCAAATTCTTTTTCAGAAGCATCAAACTTATTAATAAGAAACTTACAAGAATCTACATCAACAACATTTTCATATGTACGAATGTAATTATCCATATTTAAACTCTTTACCAGCAGCCTCATCTAACTGTTGCATAATTTCTTCAGTAAGATACTTTTCTGGATCTTCTAGTATCTGTTTGCCAAAAAACTTTGAGCCA